CGTCAGGGTAAGCCTTGCGTATTGCTTCGTGATCTAAACTCATGCTCCTATCTCCATAACTGTCATTGTAGAAACACCATGGTAGGAAGCACTATTATATAGTCTGCCTAAATACATAGTTCCTCCACCTACTCTCCAAAAAGGGCTGTAAGTTCTTGCAGTTGTGTTCCCAGAAATCTCCCAACCAGTAACAGGTAAAGTAAAAATATGTGAACCACCCTCATAAACTGAACATACTCCATCTTCATTTGCTAAAAAAGTATCTGGTTGTATAACTTCTGTTGACGTTCCAGAAAAATCGCTTGCAGTATTTCTTCTTAATCTAAAAGTATTAGCATTATTTTGATTGGCTACCATAAGATAAGCTGTTACAACAATAGTGCTATCTGAAGCTGTTGGTGTAAGTGTTATACGAAAATCAGAACTTATTTCTGAATAACTTTGCGAAGATGTAGATACAGAATCGGTTTTTTTAGTAACTTTGTATTGAAGAATTTTACCTCCAACACCAGTTCCAGAAACACCGCTATTAGTGATCTGCATACGCTCAACACCGCCAGTTGAAAACTTGATAGTGTCAGCAGCAGGGAATGTTATACCAGTATTACTGTCCGTTCCAGTTAATGCTGGTGCGGAAACTGATCCATCAACTCCAGAAATACCAGTAGTGCCGTTAATGTTTAAAGCCATAATTAAAGAATAACAAGTATTGCACCAGATGGCACTGTTACAGTTACACCTGAGTTTATTGTAGGGGATACTGTATGTGCGTTCTTTCCAGTGGATAAAGTGTAAGAAGTTGTAACTGCTTGATCCGATTCAAAAAATACTTCATCACTACCTCCACCAGTAGCTCCAGCACCTCCACCTACAGCAGCAAAGGCAGAACCATTATATATTTCAGCACTTCCTAAAGTGCTATTCCATCTAAAATCTCCTGTTGAAGGAGAACCAGGTCTTTGTGCTGTCGTTCCAACAGGTATTTGTAAGGCTGTAGTGTAATTATGAACAACATCTCCTGTAAAAGTTGCTCCTGCAACTGGAGCTAGACCTAAATTAGCCTGTGTAATATTTCCTATAGTTGTAAACGTACCAGTTCCAGAAGATACGGCAGTACAGATTTTTAATAAATTAGTAGATGAATCTATGTGAGGTTGAAATTGAACTACATTCCCTGTACCAGAAGGATCTCCACTTGCACTATTTATTGTTCTTAAAGCTGTAAAAATATCATTTATTCCTGCACGGACAGCAGCACCCGTTCCATTAGCTACATTAAAATTATTACCCGTTTCTTTAGTTGTACTATTGACTCTTGCCATTTCGGTAATATTTTATTTTATTTTATCATCCCTTACCAAATCCGACAGCCTGATAAGTGAAATTTCTATCAATCGAAGCATTTGATGAATTTTTAAAATGAACAGTAAATCCTGTACCACTAATATTAGATAATTCAAAGAAATCGCCACTTGTCATATTCTGTGCAGTTATTCCTATTGAAGGTAAATTTGAATTTACTCCACCAATACTGGAAGTCCCAGTAAAGAAAGAATCTGTGAATGTAATAACTTTTGCTCCTGCTCCAGATGCAATAGTAGTTGTACTTTGCTCCGTTCTTCTTTGGAACGAGGCTGTGTATCCTAATTGAAATACTCTTATGTCTTGGTCAGGATCATTACTTGTCATATTTACCTTAAATTTAAATCCTCTACCTTTATAAGTTCCATTAGCAAATGTTTGGAACGCACTGTAGGTAGGCGATCCAGATGAAGGATTGTTTTGGGTAACAGCAACTAACATTTCTGCATTTACTTTGGTTGCAACTGATCCATCAAAATCTACTCTTGCATCTATATCTGAAATTGAATCAAATAAATCTGATGGAAAAAATGCTTCAGTAAGAAAATGACGTTTTAAATCAAGACTAAAAACACCACCTAAATCTAAGAAAGATGTTCCTGCTGCACCTCCAAATTCGTATGTACCTAATGGAGCGATACCTCCAATATCATCTATAGAACTTTCAAGATCAAAATTAGTGATTGCATCAAATAAACCAGTACCAGTTAAATTAAGAGAATTTGTTACAGCATCGAAAGCAACATTAGTTTTTGTTCCTTGAAACTTAGGAACATCTAAATCTTCTCTTCTTGTAAGTGCAATAAGCGGTGCAAGATTATCAGGTAAATCTATTACAACACTTGCTTCTCCTGCACTAAATCTTCCTCCATCATCTTGAAATTTTAAAATGTACTCTCCTTCCAATAATGGAACAATAGCTTCTGTTGTATTACCAGCTAATGCTTTTACTAAATCAGTAGCATTTGAGAATGTTCCCGTTCCATCAGTTTTTGAAGAATGTCTTACATAAACACGACCACCATGAGTAACATCTATATCTGCGGATAAATTCCAACGTAATCTTACTTGATTAGAGTTAACTGGTTCGGCTGTCAGTCCAGTAACATCTCCTGGTATAGCACTCTTCCCTACAGCAATATGTGAAAAAGTTGTTGGATTTGCTGAAGATTCAAGATTTGCAGCAACACTAGCTAATTCAAAATTATAAGTACCCTCTAAAGAATCTAATATTTGAAATTCGGGTGTCTGTGATTGTAAGGTTTGAAAATTACCATTATCTACTTGATACTTTAACTCATAATGAATAGCTCTAGGTACAGAATTGAAATCTATATTTAATCTTGTTCTTGCTCTATTACCTTCTGTGAAAAATTCTTCAGTAACAACAGGAGCAGAAGGAGCAGGAACAGGTTCATTTAATATTGTTATATTCCGAACAGGCAGTGCAGATCCATCTTCTATAAATGCAAACTTTCCTGAGTTGTAAGCCGTTCCAACAATCGCATAGTTATCCTTATCTTCAGTTACACTTACGACTCTCCATTGAGTAGTCTGTAAAGTTGTATTTTCAAGTATCCAAATACTATTGTTATTAGGAACAGAAGAAAATGCAGATGATACTGTGATTACAGCACCAGAAATACTACTTACATCTCGTTTTTCTACAGTGCCGTTAGGCATAACAACACTTATTGTTGCGTTATTTGTAGCATCTAGATCGGTGTCTGCTGTGTTATCAACAGTAATAGTTGTAGTTGTCGCAGTATTGATACGACCACCTCTTCTTAATCCTGCTCTTACTGGATCGCTTACTTCAATAACTTGCCCTGGTCTAACAACTACACCTTCTGATATTCCAGTAGTAAAACTAATAGTTTCAGTAGAATTTTGCTCTTCAAATAAAATAAATCTTCCTAATCTTCTTGCTTGGTTTCTAGAGGTACAACCAAAACCTGTTATCTTTTTATGAATAATTCCATATTTATTTTTAGCAGCAGTATCTTCAACAGTCTCAAAATCTGGTTCTTGATTATCCATATCAAAGTAAGACACAGACACAACAGTTGATCTTGTTTTTAAACTAGTACCAGAATATATAAATCCTTCAGAAGTTACGTTTGATAAGTTGAATAAATAACTAGCATCTGTAGGCCTATCTTGAGTAAGTGTTAAAGATCCTGCACCCCAGAATGTCATAGCTCTCATCACAGAACTAAGAGCCATTACTGTTTTGAAAGCATCTGTTCTTTGATTCAGAACAACATTACAGCTAAATCTAGGTTCTTGACCTCCTTGACCATCATCAACTAATGCAGAAGCATAAACAGAAGCACTATAAAAAGAATATTTATCTAATTGAGCTTCAGTAATATGCTCTCCTAGTCCATATCTACTATTTGTTATAAGATCAAACAAAATCCATGCAGGATCAGTTGTCCAATGTGTAGTTGTAGTAAGCGTTCCATTAAAAGTTCCGTTATAAGTTAGTCTTCCATTAGTTTGGTCTACAGTTGCATTATGTGGAATCTTAACTTTGATTCCACGAATCCTATATAAACGTCTTGGGATACTAGGAAATTGCTCTGCATCAAAACGCAAATAATTATGAGCTACATTTGGATATGGCCTTTGTTCATCTATTATTTTTGTAAAGGATGACCACTTGAATGTATCTGTTACTCTTTCGCTTGTGCTATCAGCAGAGTCTCTACCAACTGTTATTGAAATTGGAAAAGACGTATCTTCTCTTAAAGTAATCTTAAAATCCCTAGAATACGCACCTCTTGATTTACCCCTAACACTAAAAGCAGACGTTGGCACTGTAAATAAATCTAAAAACCCACCAGGGCCAGTACCAGTAATCTGATTCTTATCAAAACGAGTTGTTCTTCCATTATTTTCAGTAATTAATATAAATACATCAACTGTAGTTCCTAAATTTTTGCCATCTTCTTCATTAATACTGACAAGACCATCAAAACGTATTGTGACTCTAATTTCATCAATATTAGACTCGGTTACTGTTCGAGTAACAGATGCAGCATTAGTTACTGGAGCATTTACACTGACTTCTGTTTCTATATCACTGACAACGGGTATAGAAGTTTGATTTGCCGTTCCAAAACGAGTTTTAAATAAGACTCTTTGGAAGTTAAAATCGGCATCCGTTATATTGCTTGAATTTGCTGATGATTTTACAATAGGTGTCTTATCTAGAAAGACATCTTTTAAGGAGGCTTTATTATAAGCATCAGTTCCTTGAGTAAGTCCTGCTGCTGAAGGAAACCCTTCAATCTCTCCTTCACTTATAACTTCTACAATATTTACTGCTTGCCTACTTTGTACTGAGCCAAAACTTATGGTGGCAGTACCACCACCTCCACCACCAAACCAACTAAAAGGGTTTAGGTTTATTTCTTTTGGTCCTGCTCCAAAATCAACTCCAGGTATTTTAAACATTATGTTCCTCCTGAGAAGTCCTCTGTATCAATTCCTGCTGATACAATTATAGATCCAGTAAAAACTTCGCCATAAACTACTGGAATCGGACTTCCAGCATTTATCGTATTTAAAATTCCATTAAAATTAAAACTATTTGGATCGTCAAAGCTTTCGTTGCTTGGTGTAGGGGTTAGCATTTCTGCTGCTCCAGATAATGCAAAATATAAACCTAAGTTTCCTAATGCAACAGTTAGACCACTTGCTCCTGCCGTTCCTGCAACAAAACCAGTTTTGGTTAATGCGGGTGCAGCACCAGGTAAGAAAATAGCTGTTCCAATAAGAACTGCTCCTAGTAAAAATCTTCCAAGACCTCTTCTAGAACCAACAGCTACAGGTACTATTTTTATTTCTTGTTGGCCGACAGGCACATCCAATTCTTTTTCGTTTATTTCATAATTTCCAACTTTTACACAATAATTTTGTTCTATCATGTGTGATTGCAAATTAGGAAAATTTGCTGTTAAAAATCTAATTGCATCTACTGTAGAATTTATTTCAGCTTCAAAAGTACGTTGTCCTAAGAATTGAGCTAATCTGCCGTAAACTTTTATTTTACTGAGCATAGCGATACCTCTTCTTTGTACATTCTATCCATTTTTCGTCATAAGTTTCTCTGGAACTAAGTCTTTTCACACAATGTTGAAGGATAGTTTGATCTCCTACATATAAAGCCACATGATCTAATTTGCCTGTATTAGTTGTGTCCATAAGTAAGACATCTCCAACTTCTGTCTCATCATTCTCATCTACTTCTACAAAACCCACTTTGGGTAAACCATATTCAAATAAAGGAGATTCAGAAAATTCTTTTGGGCTTTTAGGTCTTTTCCAATGCTTTATAACTATATCTTTCTTTTGTTTATACCAATCAGTGATTAAACTCCAGCAATCTTGAATATCCCATACCCATTCCCTACCAATTAAACTTTTTTCATACCCAGAAGGTTCAAAATAATACCAATCTGATGTTTCTGGAGTGACAATATAAAAAGGTAAATCTAAATATTCACAACTAGCAAGATCAGCTTGACTAGGTGTAGGAGGATGATCTGGATGACTATGAAATACAGCCACAATCTCTCCTTGATCTTCAGCGTTTATCCAATCATCGGGATCTAAAATAAATTGTTCTTCTAATTCTTCAGCAAGATTTTTACAGGGAAAGTACTTTTCTTTTCCTTTATAGACAGCTACTAAACCACACGCTTCATGCGGTGCATCCTTTTTTGCGTGTTGTAAAGCAATATCTTTCCAAGTCATCCTCTAAACGCTCCAATACCAGGAAATAGTTCTTTAGTTGCTATTCTTTTTGGTAATTTTACATTTACTAAATCTAAAGCAGATTGAGCTTCCCATGTAACCGCATTTCTATTTTCAGTGACTTTTCTATCCAAAAAATAAATTTCCTGTGGAAACTCTGCTGTTGGATCGGGTGTTCCATAAGGATTGGTCTGTGTAGTAGATGATGAGGTTGTTGTTTGCTGGATTGTATTTGGATTATTCATTGTTATTGTATTACCCATGCCATTACCATGAACTGTGCAATAATATCTCAGATCATTTGGAGCGGTTGGATAAGCTGGAGAATAAGTCACTGTAGCTCCTGCATTTCCAGCAGTTCCGACTACAGTTGTTGTCTGTGATCCTCCAGCGTCAGATTTTATTGCTAAAGGGTGTCCACTATTTGAAGCGTCTGATTGATCGAAAATGTAAGTAGATCCTCTTTTCATTGTAATTACAGGATTATTTACACCATTTATTCTAAAGATATTTCCACTTCCAGGATTATGAACAGTAACAGTATAAGTGACAGTTTCCCCGTCAGCAGGATCGGCTACAGTAGTTGTTGAAGTGCTGGTAACTGTTTCTGGAGCAAAATTAACAGCATCTAAAAAACGTGCCAAAGTTCTTATTCTTGTAAATTTCGCACCATTTAAATCATTACCGACAGTTGTTGTATTAATATCCTGCATTATTGCTGTTATTGTTCCAAAAATATTACTTATTGAAATTCTTGGTCTAGGTAAAGTTCCTGTTGAACCAAATTCAAAACCAGTACATTCAATAGGAAATCTCAAATAAGAGTTACCAGCCCATACAACTTCTCCATCTGCGTTCATATTTGCACCATTATGAAAACGATATATGGTGTTTGAACCATGTAAAGCTGTATTTAGTTCAATCGTAAAAAGTTCAATGATTGAGCCAGGGTTGATTTCTTGTAGTGCAGAAGTTGGAATTGCCATTAAGGTTCAAATACCTGTTCAAAAGTAGCTGTTACTCTATTTCGGTTAATTTCAAATATTTCCTTAGAAAAACTTCTACATATCCATTTAAAAGTTGTAGTTGTATCAGGAGGCGACCAATCAAATGATGAACCATCTTTTCCTCTAGCCTCTAGAAATGTTTCTATTTCAGTAGCATCTTCATCATCAACATTAAAAGTAAGATTCCAAACTTTAGGGTCTTGATTTAGGCCGAAAGTAGTTCTTTGCTGGTAGCCATCGCCAAACTGTGTAATACGTTGCTGTGGCTGACTACGTTTTGTAGCAGAATATTGTGGATTGTAACTAGGAAAAGTAGCCATTATCTGTTAAGTAAACCTCCAGGTCTTTGTTGCTTAATAAGTTCTCCTTGAACAGCAGCAGCTATCAATGAACCAAGTTCCTGTCCTCCAGCATCATCACCTTGAACATCTGAACCTGATGCGTCTACATTAACAACAACATTGTTAGTACCGCCACCTCCAAGTTTATTATTTGGCACAATCGTTCCAGAAGATCTTGGTACGAATAATTCTGGCCCTTTTTCTCCAACGATTGAAGGTTTGCCTACTGGTGGCCTACCTCCATTAGCAAATAAACCAAGAGCACCTAAAATACCACCACCTTTATCTCCTTTTGAACCTAATATTGAACCAAACAATGCTTGATTTAATGCTAAATCTAAGAATTTATCAGCAATATTATTTAACATATCACCTAAGGTTGATGTGCCTTTAATTAATCCTTTAATACCTTCTTTAATATCGTTATTAATTGATTCAGATAAATCTTGAAAAGCCTCCTTTATCTTATCTGTATTATCATTTAAATCTTTTGTTAAATCGATAGCGTCATCTCTTAATCCATTTTGTATTTCTAATTGTTTAGTAATTTCAAGATATTTTTCTAATAACTCAGATTGCAAAACCTTATCGTTTGTATCAACAATTGCTTTTTCATATGCAGCTTTAGCTTGTTCTTGTTTAACAAGTAAAAGTTTTTCTTCAGCATCAAATATTTGTTCAACTTCAGCAATTGATTTTGCTAATTCTTTATTTACTCCAGTTTTCATTATTTCTTCAATTCTTTTATTCATTTCTAATTCTTTTTGTTTTTCAAGTATTAAAGAAGCAGATTTACTTACTAATTGATCAACTTCAACTGATACCTTTTGTTGTATTGCAAAAACTCTTTCTTCAAGTTTTATTTGATCTAAAAGAGCTTTCTTTCGATTTGCTTCACCACCTTGTCCTCCTAATTGTTCCGCAGCTTCTCTTCTCTCGACTAAACTTTGTGCTACTGTATCACCTGTAGCTGCTGCGTCACCTACTATTCTAGTCGCTTCTCTTTCTTGTAAAGCATCTCGTAAACCTGTAAGTCTAATAACAAAGTTTGCAACACCAGCAGCAAAAGCCTGTAATTTTGTTAAAGCTATAGTAAATTGTTGTCCTAATAATCTTGTATTTTCTCCAAAATTAGTAAGTTTATCTACTCCATCTTGAGTAATTCTTGCAGCCATAATTTTCATTGCTGCATTAAAAGCTGCTGTTTTACCCTGAGTTTCTTCAATTCTTTGTAATTGTGCTTGTTGTGCTGAACCTTGTAAACCTAATGCAGTTGTAACTGCTTCTGTCTCTTGTGTAAATGGGCCTAAAGCTCGCCCTAACTCGGCTGCACCATTTATGATATTGTCAAAAACAGAACCTATTTGAGTACCTACAAGAGATAATGCAAATCCTGCCTGACCACCCAAAATTCCACCAGCAAATCCACCTAAAGCACCACCAACAGATGCTCCACCACCTTGACCAAATAACAAGGGAAAAGCTCCACCAATAGCTGCACTGGATAACGTATCTCTTCTAATTCTTCTATCAGAAGCGGTTCTATTTCTTCTGAATTGAGCAAATCTAAATCCAGGAGATTCCTCTATTGTTCTTCTTTTATCTGCAATTTTTCTTCTTCTTATATTACGAGTTGTTTGTTCTATTATTTTTCTTTGCCTTTCTAACTCTCTTGTGTTGTCTTTATTTATTTTAGACTCACGACTAAGAATTGTTATACGTTTTTCTGAAGCTGCAAGAATCTGTTTTGCTAAAGGTAAATCTCCTCTCTTAACTGCATTTTCGGCTCTAGTTAATCTACCTTTTATAGCAGCTAATCTTGTACCTTTAACGTCTAATTGATTTATTCTATCTCTTGTTTTTTCAATTTGATTTAAAGCATTACTTTGAGAAGTTAATTGCTTTGTTCTATCTACACCTCCTGCTTTAGCACCTGTTTTAGTACCACCTACTTTATTTACTTCATTAACTAAAGTTTTTAAAGTCTGTAACTTTTTTATGGCATTATCTAACTGATCAAAGCCCTTAAAAGAAAATACTATCGGAGCTCTTGTTTCAGCCACAACAAATAATAAAAATTACCTTTATTCTAGCTTATCTTCTACGTCTTGCTTTTTCAAACTCTTTTTCTTGTTCTTCATTTATTACTTGAAAATATGCACTCCACCCTATAAGTTCTTCTAGTGTCATACTTCTTACCTCTACAAGACTCTTACCTAATTCCTTTGCAACACCAAACTGCAACATCATAAGATTGTCTCTTTTCAGTTGGTTAGCTAGTTCTTTGGGTCAGGTAGTTCCTCTTCTGAGTTAATAACAGCAAGCATTAGATTTTGTAAATCAGCATCTTTTACTTCATTTTTTAATACATCAATTTCTCCTGCATTAAAAAGTTTTCTACCATCTACATCTTGTGCTTTAGCAATAAGTAATTGTAATGCAAAAGCATTAGCATCTTCACTTCTAGCCTGTTTTTGTGCTCTTTCTCTTTCTGCCATTGTTAATGGTGTTACATACATTTCAAAAATAGAACCATCAGATAATTCAACTTCTTTCTTTTTTGGTTCAAGATTTGCAGCTTTTCTTAGTCTGTCTAGTGCAGATAAATTACTTGCCATGAATAAAAACAATATAATATTTATATTATTCTAATATAAAACAGAAAAAAACCCCAGATAAACTGAGGTTCGTTAACTTATGCTAATTTAAGCTGTCTTAGATAGGTCGAATGTAGGAGCAGCACTAGGTCTGAATGCTATCTCTACAACCTGTCCGTCATCTGGGTTTACGTTGAAACTTGCAGAAGTAAGAATAATATCTGCCAAGATTGATCTACTTGCGTTCTGATCTACGTTAGCACCACTCATCTGACGATCAATATACAATCTAACCTTTGCACCAGCTTGCTGACGTTGAATAACATCTTCAACCATTCTGCTGGATAGAAGTGTGTCATCATCTGTTGAATAAACACTAGCAGAACCACTACCATCAGCGAAACCTGAGATGAAGGTTCTAAATGGTGCAGTTTGAGTAACAGTTTGACCAATACTTGTTACGTCAATTTCTGCTCTGGTTATCTCAAAACTCCATTCTCTTACAGATCCAACGACTAATGGTGTTGTAAATGTAATGCTTGCAAATGTTCCAGCAACGAAAGTAGGAGATGCTGAAGCTGTTACTGCTGCTCCTCCTGCTGTTGAGGAAACTGTCATAACACCAGTTGAAGCATCATAAGTTTTTACAAAGTAATCTGCTGCTGGAATACAGTTGGTTACTGTAGATCCAGCTGGATATGCAAGTGTTACTGTGTCATTTACTCTGTAACCCAACTGAGATCCAACAGTTATGTTTCCTCCTGATGAAGGGAAAGCTGATGCTGTAAGGGTTGTTACGCTTGTACCAGCAGGAGAATAATATAACGCTCCCGAAGTACCCGATAGAACTGTAGCCATGATTAATAATTCTAAGGTTTGAACATACGGGTACTACCCGATATGTCTATAGGATAGCCTAAATTTAAACAATAATTCAAGAAATTACT